GCCTTGCGCCTCGGATGGACACCCTTTCAGCCACCACCAACGTCATTGGCGGTGGGGCGACTACGGGAGAGAGCATTTACATCGTGACCTGGGGCGTCAATACCTGCTTTATGACCTATCCGCGCAACACGACCTCTGGCCTCCAGCACGAAGACCTTGGCATCCAGGACGCTTTCGACAGCTCCAGCAACCGCTTCCGGGCCTACTGTGACCGCTTTGTGTGGCGGGCTGGCATGGTTGTTAAGCATCCGAAGGCAATTGCCCGGTATGCGAACCTAGAAGGCACGGGAACGACCACGACCTTTGACGAGGACGAGCTTATTCGGCTGCTCAATCGCATGGTCACGGGGCCGGGAACCAAGATTTATGTTTCCCGCGATATGCTGACGCAGATGCAGATTCGTTTGAAGGACAAGAGCAACGTGTACTTTGGCAGGAGTGATGGGTTGGACGGTGGCGGCAAGGTGCTGACCTTCAACGGGTTTGATGTTCGGATGTGTGAGAGCATCAGCGCCGACGAAACCACTGTGGCGTAAACAACAACCCTTTGAGGGATAAGGAGACACAAAATGACTACTCAGCACGAGATTAAATTTTGCAATGCCACTTCCATCATTGGCAATAACAACACGCTCACCAGGGGCGATACCAACTACCAGGCAAAGGCAATCCTTAACAAGACAGCCTGGGGAGCGAACGCAAACGCTCAGATTGGCGGCATGACGTTCATTGCTACCGTTACCACGGCTTTAACGGCTGCCATGAACTGTGTCGTATCGCTTGCGACGAACACCACCAATACGCTGGCAGGCGGGACGTACATTGCCAACCTGTCCATTCCCAACAACCAAACCGCCGGGTACACGGTTTCGACTGTGATTCCGAAAGGCACTACGCGCCTGGCGTATCTTGGTGTGGTGGTGGTTGGATCTGGCAACATTGCGGCTGGAAATGTTACGGCTTACCTGAGTGCTGCACCGGCTCAGATCATTGACTAAACCTAATGCCGGGAGCTTAAAACCCTCCCGGCTTTAACAAGGAGTGTGAGCTATGGCTCTTGAGAAATCGCTTCATTTCTGCAACGCGACCAGCATCATCGAGGATAACAACACGGTGACGCTGGGCAATCAACGCACGTTCAAGGCTACTAAGAACGCCTGGGGCGCTGCATCAACGGTTGACCTGGGCGGCTCTACGTTTGTTGTGGCGGTAACGACCACGCTAACGGGTGCCGGGACGTTCGACGCTGTGCTGACCTCAAACACGACCAACACGCTCGTTGGCGGTAAGCATTTGGCGACCCTGCATTTCAACACGCTGGCTGCTGCTGGTACGGTGCTTAGGGCCACACTTCCTCCAGGCACTTATGCCGGGTTGAGTGTCGGGGTTGTGGGTGTCACAGAGGGTGCTGTCACAGCAGGCGCTATCAACGCATATCTAACCGCCGACAAGGGACAGGCGGCTGATTAAAGGAGGATAAGAAACATGGCAGCTTTTACTGTCAACGCTTACAAGTGCAAGGGCATCACCAAAGCCCAGAACACTCTTCGTCGTGCTAAGAAACGTCCCGATTTGATGTATCATTATCACATCAGGTCTTCCAGCACTACGAGCAACAACCATATCGAAGGAGAGCTTTGGACCAACAAATCGTTTAACGGCAATTCAGGCTTTACCAGCACCGACAACCTGACGATTACCGTTGTTGCGGGAACATAACAATAACCTTAACTCATAACCAGACCAGGCGGCCGCGTCTGGTCTACACACCACCTACCAGAAGGGAGCCGTCGATGGCTACGCAGAGATGGAGATGCATCAAGAAGGCTGGTTGCTTTGCTTACAACAAGCGTTTCAAGCTCGGTCAAGAGTTTCCACTTGAATGGATTGATAACGGTTACGAGCCTCCTCACGATTGGTTTGTCAGGGCAGAGGACTACGATGACGCTATCAGGAAGAACGAGTTTGTGGGGAAAATCGTATCGGCTGGAAGCGACCCCCGGCCAACGGTGGTCTTGATTGAGGCGTTGCACAAGTACATGGGCGATATCCCGAAGACCTGGAACAGGGCGCAGATTTGGAGGACGCTTATTGCACGGGAGATGGCCGAAGCCAAATCCAATCCGGCAGAATCCAAGACGGACCCCGGACCACGAAAGCCGGGACGGCCTGCCATGAATAAGGAGACATAAGTTGAATTATTATGGTTACCCCTACATAGCATTGACTGGCGGTGTTGATGGTGCGCTTGACTCGCTTGATGGGAGTCTGCTAAAAAATGGCGACTTTGCGGTTGTGGTGGTGCCGACAACGAACCGTGCCTACATCTACACTTTAGACGAAGACTCTGCTGTCGCCGAGAGTTCCCCAAATGTTATTTCTCCAGATTCAAACGCAGGGGATAAGCGGTGGGTTTTAGCGACTGTCAATTCAGATGCGTCTTTGGTTGCATTTTTACAGGCGGGGACGGGTGCGATAGAGCGTACTCAGCAATCTAAGTCACGCGATTTGGTATATGTTGATGACTTCGGTGCTGAAGGTGATGACTCTACCGACTGTACCGCTGCGATTCAAGCAGCCATTGATGCGGCGGGTGCTACCAAAACCGTTATGCTTGGAAACGGTATCTATCGCGTCACGGCAACTGATGGAAACTATGCACTCACCACCAAGGGTCAAATCGTAGGCCACTCGCCCTCCACCTCCATCATCAAAAACGTGGGGGCAGGCTCCGCGATAAAGTTGGAAAATTATTATGATAACGACACTGGATATTATCTAAGGTTCAAGAATTTCAGCGTGGTTGGAAATTCTGGTTCACAAGACGGTGTAGTAATGAACCCAGGCGGTGGACTAACCGAGGCAAACGGGTACTGCATTGTTGAAAACGTTGATTCATACGGTCACGGGCGCAATGGTTGGGTGCATAGTTCTTCATGGGGCACAAAGTACTTGCATTGCAAATTTTATGAGAATTTAGGACTTGGGTTTTGGTTGAAGGCCAGCGGAACAGCAGGGGCAAATCATCACAACAATATAGTATTTATTAATTGTGAATCTCGGTGGAACGGTGGAACCGGAGCAATCGGGGCTGGAGTTTACGATAATGGAGGATACCGATTAGACTCAGGAATTAATGGTGTTCATTTTTTTGGTGGTATTGCTGAGAGCAACAATAACTGGGATTTTATTATAGGTCAGATAGGCAGCACTTCTCAACACATTTATCAACTATCGTTCAAATGTATTCATGGAGAGGATACACCTCGAAAAAATGGCGCGGCATCTTATTCCACTACAGGAGGCAAGTTCATAATTTCAGGTGTATATCAGAATGTAGAAATTAGCCATTGTCACATGACATACGGTGCCGGTACTGGTGGAACTGGATATTTCCTGTACGTTGAAAATGCGGGAGAAGCCGATGTTAATGGAAATCCGTGTTCGGTAAAGGAACATGACAACTACCTTACTCCCGATGGTGGTGGAACCAACATCCGCGACCATGGAATGACATGCGATTGGATAAAGCCGGTTGTTTCTCAACAGTTTGGAGATTTTGCTGCTGCTGAGAACAATAACTCTGTTTCTACTATTTTAGAATCATCTAAAAACGGTGCATGGTATGTCACTGGCACAATATCATGTAAAAAATACGATTCGTCAACTACGGGTGTTTACCCGTTTAGTGCCGGATATGATTCACGGGCTGGAGGTAACAACTATTGGGTTTCCTTGGCTTCGGCTTTGGGTACTGCTCCAACAATACCTCCAACTATTGCCTGGAGTGGTAACAACTTGCAGGTATCAACAGGTCCAGCCCACTTTGCTTTTGTTACAGTCCATTCAGGTGGAATTACCGGAAGCCCGCCAAGTACGTTTAAATATGGAAATATGTTTAATGCAGACCTTGTAAAACGGTCTTGGCCTGTTTTCCCATAGGAGATAAAAACCATGCCGGTATATTGGGCATCGAGTGCAGGAACAATTACATCATCGGGGAGCGGCATTACAACAGAGCTTGCCGTGTGTAAACTGGCAATGACATGGTTAGGTGCCGACCCTGATGCTTTAGATAATGTCGGAACTATAACAACCACAAGCAAGAAAGAAGAAATACTTTGCAATGTGGTGTACGACACTTGCCGCAAGGCTGTTCTTGAGGATCACAACTGGCAATTCGCCAAGAAGCACCAACAGCTTTCGCTTGATGACGGGACGGAAGAATCGGATTACAACACTACTGCAAACATTAAGACAATCACGGGGATTACGGCGGCAGACCCCGTGGTTGTGACTTCGGCATCGCACCTTCTCGGTGAGGGATGGCTTGCAAAGATTTACGATGTTGTCGGTATGACCGAAATCAACGGCATGATAGTCAGGGTTTCAAACATAGCGTTGAACACGTTTGAATGTTACGGGCTTAACGGTACGAACTTCACGGCATACGCAAGTGGAGGAAAGGTGGTGCGGTATGAAGCTATTTCCGATTACGCAAACGGGTATGTATATCGCGTACCAGAGGATATGTTGCGGCCTGTGGCGGTTATGGGCGCACCGCAGTTTGAGGTGGTTGGGGTAGGTGCTGATAAGCGCATACTATGCACGGTAGATGACGCGGTGCTTGAATACATTGCGGACATTACCGTTGTTTCCACCATGCCTAACCATTTTGCGCGATGTTGGGCGGCTCGTATTGCGATGGAGCTTGCCAACCCTCTACAAAAAAAGAACGCGGCCATGAAGGATATGGCAAGTTGGTATATGCAAGTGCTGAAGGAAACAAAGCAGAGTGACGGTAGAAACTCAGACCCGGCGCACTTGGTAAGAAACACATCACCGACATTGAAGGCTGGAGATTGGGAATAAGTGGGAACAATCTCAACCGTTAAAAACATATTCAACGCGGGTGAGCTTTCTCCAAAAGTATATACGCGCTCTGATATTGACAAGTGGAAAGCCGGTTGCAAGACGCTTCTTAATTTTGTGCCTTTGCCGCAGGGTGGGGTGCAGCGCAGGCCAGGGTTTGAGTACATAGCAACAGCCAGAAACAACAACGTTGCCACAAGACTTATCCCATTCCAGTTTTCTACCGATCAGGCTTACATCATATGCGCTCAGAACGGCACGTTCAGGTTTTTCAAGGACGGTGCTCAGATACTTGACGGCAACAACAACGCCTACACATTGAACCACACCTATACCGCAAACGAGCTTGCAGATATTCAATGGGCGCAGAGTTACGACACGCTGTTCCTGACGCAAAAGAATCACGCCCCGGCTCAAGTTACAAGAACAGCGCATAACGCCTGGACAATAGGAAATGTGAGCTTCAACAACTCCCCTGCCGAATGGGGCAACAACAACGGGTATCCGCGCACCTGTGCGTTCTATCAGGACCGGCTATGCTTTGCCTCGTCCACCCTGTTTCCGTCGCGCCTGTGGCTATCTAACGTAGGCTCCTACGCCAATATGACGACCGGCGTAAACGACTCTCATGGAATGGTGTTAAACCTTCTTTCTGGCACGTCTGATGTCATATTTTGGTTGAGTTCTGGTAAGTCGATTGTGGCCGGTGCAGATTCGGGTGCCTGGACGATTGCGGCGGCTACCGGATCTACTTCGGCTATCAGTCCTACAAGCAAGAAGGCCGATAAGGTTAGCTACTTCGGAAGTTCTGAAGTTATGCCAGCCAAGCTCGGAGACTTGATGATTCATGTGGGCTTCCCGGCAACCAAGATACGGGAGCTTGCATACGACTTCGGAAGCGACGGCTACAAGTCTGGTGAGTTGTCGGTATTGTCTGATCATCTATTTGATAATGTTACGATAACTCAAATTGCCTACCAGCAGAACCCGTTTGAGATTGTGTGGTGCTTGCGGTCTGACGGGGTTTTGCTGGCACTGACCTACATGCAAGAGCATAAGGTTGTGGCATGGAGCAGGCACACCAGCGGGACAGTTAAGAGCATTGCAACTATACCAGGACAATATGAGACTGAGCTATGGGCGGCTATAAATCGCACGGTGGATGGTAACGTCTGCACCTATATCGAGCGGCTTGCGAACTTTTACGGAAAGACGTTTAACAATTCAGATTTCATGGACTCCCATATTTTAGCAACTTCTGCCGGTAACTTTACATCTATGCCTGTTGCTCACTTGAATAATTCGGTGGTGCAGTATGTTGCCGGTGGTGTTACAGGCAACGCAACGGTAACAACTGGAAATATTACGATACCATCAACCGCAGCGGCACGGGCGGGGCTTGGATATGTGTCTGACCTTGAGACGTTGCCGGTGGCTCCAGAGATTAAAGCCGGTGAAACGATGTTCAAGACTAAGCGCATAACAGAGATTCAGATTAGATGCCGTAATAGCGCAGGTGGAAGCTACGGCCCTGATGCGAACTACCTTGCGCCGCTGTTCAACAACAACGCTTTCACGGACGGTCATGTGGTAAACTTGAGCAGGCGCGAGGGAAACAACTCAAGCGGGACCGAGAAAACTGTTTTCATTCGTCAATCCGATCCATTGCCATTAAATATCGATGCGATAGGAATCGAGGTCGAGGTAGAATAGCTATGTGGCCGATGGTGATAATGTTGGCGGGGAGTGCGATGCAGGCCGGTGGCGGCATGTTCGGGGCTTCTCAGGCGCTAAAGCAATCCAAGTATCAGCAGGACATCTTGAGATACCAGGCCGATTATGTCAAGGCGGCGGCTGAGATTGGGGTTGAGAAGGTAAAGCGCAATGTGGGGCAGGTAAAGTCTGCACAACGAGCTGCTACGGCTGCAAGCGGGTTTCAATCTGGCGATGCGGCAGAGTTGAACATTGACGCAGACCTTCAGGGTGAGATTGACATTGCCATCCTGAGAAGCGCAGGCGGCATGGAACAGATGAGGCTACAAACAGCAGGCACGATGGCGCGGGCTGAAGGGTACGGGCAAGCGGCTGGAATGTACGCCAAGACGTTTGGGAGCTTGCTTAACACCGGGATGAGCATGGGGTATCGGGCCGGGGCGTTCAATACCACGGCGGGAACGTCAACTTCGACCTCGTTGCTTTCTTCGGGTTAT